CGGGAGCAATGAAACTAAATATCACAATCAAATACACGAACGGCGAGGAAGTCACTTACGTCGCTGGCTTACCCGAATGGGCTAAGTGGGAACGCAAAACTGGCAAATCGATTTACTCCCTCAAGGATATTTCGGCCTATCAGCAAGCGGACTTTCTCGATCTAGCCTATTTCGCTTACAAGCGAGAGGCGGCTGGAAAACCTACCAAGTCACAAGAGATTTGGGAGTTATCAGTAGATGAGATTTTGATTGGAGATGAAAGCCCAAAAGCTACGAGTCCGGAAGCGTAAATAGGCTACTTATTGAAGTAGCAATAGCAACCGGAATTCCGATGAGCGAATGGACAGACATCAACGAAGTTCTCACGGCAATCGAGATATTGAAGGAGCGCAAAGGTGGCAAATGAACCCATCACATACGACAAGCGCGAACTTCGCTCGATTATTGGCGCGTTCAAGGCGATGGATGATGAGGCAGTCGATGCGGCTAAACGCGAGTCGTCAGCCTTGGCAACCTACGCGGCCAACGAAATCAAAGCCTATTCACTTTCGCGCCGATTCGGTCAATCGGCAGTCAGCCGAATCGTTCAAGGCGTTAGGGTTAGCAAATCGAGCAAGATTGGCGAACTCAGTTATGGCTTCGCATCTCAACGTTTATCTGGTGGAGGATCGACTAGGGACATCTGGGCTGGTTATGAGTTGGGGTCTAATCGTTACGCACAGTTCCCAAACCGCACACCCCGCCGAGGCCGAGGCAATTCTGGCTATTTCATTTACCCCGCCCTACGCAAGATTCAGCCTGAACTAATTCGTCAATGGGAAGAAGCGTTGAGCAAGATTATGAAAGAATGGACTAAGTAATGGCCGGAAGTAGAACACTCAAGCTCTCAATTCTTGCCGACGTTGATGATCTCAAGAAGAATCTGAAGACCGGCGAAAAGGAAGTAGAGGGTTTCGGCGGTAAGTTAGAGAAGTTTTCCAAGGTAGCCGCCGCCGCTTTCGCGGCCGCCGCCGCCGCCGCCGCCGCATATGCTGGCAAGTTAGCCATCGAAGGCGTCAAGGCCGCCATTGAAGACGAAGCCGCTCAAAAGCGTTTAGCCCTAGCGTTGCAGAACGTAACTGAGGCGACGGATGACCAAATTGCCGCAGTAGAAAAGCAAATCCTCAAGACTTCCCTTGCGACTGGCGTAGCCGACGACAAACTTCGCCCAGCCCTTCAGCGTTTAGCAGTTGCCACAGGATCAGTCGAGAAGTCTCAAGAGTTACTCAATATTGCGTTAGACGTTTCAGCCGCTACTGGTAAAGACGTTGAGACAGTATCCAACGCCCTAGGTAAAGCCTATGAAGGTAACACTAGCTCACTCAGTCGTTTAGGAATTGGTTTATCAACCGCTGAAATAAAGACACTTGGTCTCGAAGGGGCAATAGACCAACTGAGCACAACTTTCGGCGGAGCCGCCGCAACTCAAGCCGATACTTTTCAAGGTCGAATCGCAAGACTTCAAGTGGCCTTCGATGAAGCAAAAGAGACAGTTGGAACGGCCTTACTTCCAATTATTGAACGACTCCTTACTTTCATTACCGACACCGCAATTCCTAAGTTTCAAGAACTCAAGGCGACCGCAGTTGATCCAATTATCACCGCTTTCAAGAATAATGAAGATGCCCTTCGCGACCTATGGAAGTTTGCTAAAGACTTCCTCATTCCACTATTTAGCGGCGCACTTATAAACGCAGTCAAAGGCGTCGGAACCGCAGTCTCGGGCATTATCAATATCGTCGGCACAGTCGTTACCACAATCAAGAATCTAGCCAATGACGCCATCAATATCATCAACAGCATTATTCGAGCTTATAACGCCATTCCAGTTCTGCCTAACATTGGAACGATTCCTAACGTTGGAACTGGTTCTAGAACTGGCGGAAATACAGTAAGTCCGGGTGGGCTTCCATTTGGCGGCACAGCTGGCGGAACGTCGGGCGGCACAAGTGGCGGCGGAATATCTACTGGCTCAATACCGCCAATTTCAGTCCCACCGGTTGCTGGAGGCACAGGCACAGGATCAGGAACGGCTACTTCTGGTTCGGCCACTTCTGGAGCTCCAGTATTTAGCATTCCCGGAATTACAAACCCAACGCAATTCGTCCGCGATTTCCTTGGCTTCACTCAGACAGGCACAGGAGCCTTGGGCGGTCGAGGCGACCTACGTCCCGACGACGGCGGCGGAGTAACTATTATCGTTCAAGCTCCAAGCGTCATCGATGAAGAAGGATTTAGCCGAGCGGTCGTTGATGCCCTCAATCAAGCCACCAACCGAGGCACAGGCGGTGGAGGCGGTCTAAGAGATACCGCTCAGGTTCTATGACAGCTTGGACTCCTGAATGGCGAATCAAAAGCAACGGCAACGACGTTACTTCAGTAACACTTGCCAACCTCGCCATCACTTCAGGCCGACTTGACGTCAATTCGCCAACCCCTGCGGGATATTGCGAACTTCAACTTATCAACACAGATAACTCAGTTTATAACTTCACAGTAAATACGGCCATCTCCATCGAAGTCAAAGATACATCTGGCAATTTCGTTACAATCTTTGGCGGTCGCATTTCTGATCTTCGCCAAGTCGTTCGCACCGCTGGGAATAAGGCGGCAGTCACGACAATCAACATCACCGCAATCGGCCCACTCAGCCGCCTTCAAAGAGCTATATTCAACGGCAACTTAGCCGAGGGATTAGACGGCGCACAGATTCAAGACCTACTCGATGATTTGCTTCTCAATAGCTGGAATGAAGTCCCAGCGGCGGAAAGTTGGAACACCTACAATCCGACCGAGATTTGGGCTAATGCGTCAAACATTGGACTTGGGGATATTGATACTGGGGAATATACGATGGTGAGCCGACAGATTGAGGATCAAGTTATCTCAGTCGTCGCCAATCAAATCGCGTCATCTGCCCTTGGATATTTATATGAGGACGCGACTGGACTTATCGGCTACGCCGACGCCAGCCACCGACAGGATTACCTAGTAGCCAACGGATACACCGACCTAGACGCCAGCCACGCGCTCGGCGCGGGCATTGGCATCATTCAACGTCAGGGCGACTTAGCCAATAAAATCGTCATTGATTACGGCAATAATTTCAATAGCCAATACACCGCTCAAGATGCGGCATCTCAGGCAACTTATGGTCTTTATGCCGAGCAGTTCTCGAGCTACGTCAAAAACGCGTCAGACGTTGAGGATATGGCCGACAGACTAATTCAGCTTCGCGCTTATCCTCGTTACCAGTTCCGTTCAATCACCTTCCCGCTTCAATCCCCTGAAATTGATGATGCAGACCGAGACGCATTACTCAACGTTTTTATGGGTCAGCCAGTCCGCATCACTAACCTTCCGCCTCAAATGCTCGGCGGCGAATTCACCGGATACGTTGAAGGCTGGACGTTTAGAGCGTCGGTCTCGGGGCTATCAATTACCCTCAACGCAACACCCACAGAATTTTCAGCAGTCGCCCAACGATGGGATCAAGTCTCAGGGGCAGAAAGCTGGAATAGCATCCTCAATACGCTAGAATGGCAAGACGCGATAGGAGTCATCAGCTAATGGCAACAACAACGAACTTCGGTTGGGAAACGCCCGACGATACCGATTTGGTCAAAGATGGGGCCCTCGCGATGCGAACCCTTGGAAATGCCATCGATACGTCGTTGGTCGATCTCAAGGGCGGCACAACCGGCCAAGTATTATCGAAGACCAGCAATACCGATATGGACTTCACTTGGGTCACAAGCGATGACGCTAATGCGATTCAAAATACAATCGTCGATGCCAAGGGCGATCTCATTACCGCTACTGGCTCAGACGTCCCAGCTCGCCTCGCAGTAGGCAACAACGGCGACACACTTCTGGCAGATAGTTCCGCAACTACCGGTCTGCGCTGGCAAGGCAATTACGCCGCTGGTAAAAATGCTGTTATAAATGGGGCTTTTGATATATGGCAACGCGGAACTAGCATCACGGGAACTGGTAACGGAACAAACTACACCGCCGACAGATGGGCGACTAATAGTGATGGAACTGGTTTTTGTGTAGTCAGTAGAGAAACTTTTACGCCTGGCACAGCACCGGTATCTGGTTATGAAGGCACATACTTTTTAAGACAAACTATTAACACCGCTGGAACTGCTACCTATCACCAATTACTGCACAGAATTGAAGATGTCAGAAAATTTGCAGGACAGACAGTTACATTATCTTTCTGGGCAAAAGCAGAATCAGCGCGTAGCGGTTCGGTATTTTTGCAACAAAATTTTGGTTCGGGTGGTTCTGGAACGGTGACTGTAATAAATAATAGCGCATCGGCTTTTACGACTTCTTGGCAACGTTTTACTTATACTGTGGCTATGCCTTCAATATCAGGCAAAACAGTTGGCAACTCATCTTATATTCAAATTATTATTCGTAATGGTTCAACAACCGCGACAAACTATATAGATGTATGGGGTGTTCAACTTGAAGCAGCTGATACTGCAACAGCCTTCCAAACCGCTACGGGAACACTCCAAGGCGAGATTGCTCTGGCCCAACGTTATTATTACCGCTGGGTGACTGGTGGAACTTCTACGGCTTGGATTCAAAACGTCTTTAATTACTCAACTACAATCGCTTTGGGAACTATTAAGTTACCTGTCACGATGCGGGTTAATCCGACAAGTATTGACGTTACTGCAACCGCTGCCGATTACAGGCTTTTAACTGGCTCAACAGTAAGCACTTGCAGCGCGGTTCCTGTTTTAGATACAAGTAACGCAGATAGTCCAGTAATCAAATACACAGTCGCAAGCGGTTTAACACTTGGTCAGGGCGGTATCGCTGGGGCCAACTCAACAAACAACGCCTATATCGGCTTTAACGCGGAGTTATAAAATGACAATAGAACACTATGAAAACACTTTAGGTGAGCCAATGGTTCTAGTTATTGACGAGGAAAACGACACCGCTCAATCAATGACTTTGGCTTATTACGAGGAACTGGAAGCCGCTAAAGAGGCACAATCTTTCTAGATTATGTCTTGGAAACTATCGAGAGCCGCAGTCCAACTGCGCGAGCAGATTGA